GGATGAGGATATGGTAAAAAAGCTGGAGAACTTTTGGGCTGGTATTCGTGTGAAAGAACAACAGGAAGGTCGTTGTTTTGTTACAAGGAAAAAGATATATCTATGTGACGGCGTGTGCGAAGACTGCGAATTTCATCGTGAAGGTCAAAGGGTGATTGATACAAAGATTTGCAAAGAATGCGAGGTTCCAACAGATAAAAGAGGACGTAGTGCGAAATGTCGCAAGTGTAAAGCCTATAAATTTCTACCAGAATCTTTAACCCTTGATGCTCCAACGAGCGAAGAGAAGGATACACCACAGGTGGACAAGATTATTTCTTATGGTATGAATCCGGCAGATATAGCCGTTGATAACACTATGGCAGAACACTACTGCAAGGAAGCTGAGAAATTAACACCAGATGGCGGAAAGTTTGTTGCTCGAATTATGGTTGGACAAACCATAAGCGAGGCCGCCAGAAAGATGGGCGTTGATCAGCGAACGCTTAATTCCCGGAAAACAAAATTAGAAAAGACAATGAGATTCCATCAGTAAAAAAATTGAAATTGCTACAGTTGGAAATTAGAGGGGGACAGCCCCTTCCACAGAACCTTATCAACCACATAAACCGAGAGGCAGACTCTTCTTCAAAGTACTGACAACGGGGTTTGAAGTAAAACATCCGGAAGGTGGAGTCTGCCTTTTTATAGGAGGGCAAATTATGGCAAGTAAAAAGCAGAAAGAACGCCAGAGAGCTAACCGTCTGGAGAGACATTTTGAGGAGAAGCTGGATTCAAAAAATTGCTATGGAAACAGTGATCCTACACCATTAAAGGCAGTTAAAAATATTATTCGTCAGAACAAAGGAGGAAATACCCATGCGTAAGTCAACATCCAATCACAACAACCGTAACAACAGAGACAATGAACGAATCTCCTACTTCAACCACGAGAGATACGCTGATCCTACAGCGTACTTTGCAATGAAGAATCTTGAATCCGAGAATCGCCGGAAAAAGAGAAAATAGGTAGGAACGCCGCGTATGAGAGCCCCACCATCCAAGCCATAGCAACCGTAGAAAAATCAACGAAAGGAAAAAAATTATGAACAAAGACCTCATTACTTGAGTGTGTGAAAGTTTTTCTGTAAATAGTTAATTATTAGGTCTTCTATGATAAAATGTAAATCATAGGAGGCCTATAATTATGGCAAGAAGAAAAAAGAAACCAGTACACAAGGTTGTAATGACCGAAGGAAAAAGAAACATTATTTAGCAGTTGCTTCAAGAATACGATATTGAGACTGCTGAAGACATTCAGGATGCACTTAAGGATCTGCTCGGAGGAACCATCAAGGAAATGATGGAAGCAGAAATGGACGACCATTTGGGATACAGCAAATCCGAGCGCTCAGGCTCGGATGATTATCGTAATGGCTACAAGACGAAACATGTGAACAGTAGCTATGGTAGTATGGAAATAGAAGTTCCACAGGACAGAAATTCTACCTTTGAGCCACAGATAGTAAAAAACGGCAAAAGGACATTTCCGACATAGACAGCAAAATTATATCTATGTATGCAAAAGGCATGACTACGCGCCAGATATCCGAGACCATCGAGGATATCTATGGATTTGAGACCTCAGAAAGTTTTATATCAAATGTCACGGATAAGATACTGCCACAGATTGATGATTGGCAGAATCGACCGTTGGATTCTGTGTACCCGATTTTGTATATAGACGCAATTCATTATTCTGTTCGAGATAATGGCGTGATTCGAAAGCTTGCGGCATATGTTATTTTAGGAATTAATACTGACGGAAAAAAAGAGGTCCTAACCATTAGCGTAGGCGATAATGAAAGTTCAAAATACTGGCTATCCGTATTAAATGAGCTGAAGAATCGTGGGGTTGAAGATATCCTGATTATCTGTGCAGATGGGGTATCTGGAATAAAAGAAGCGATTGCTGCTGCTTTTCCAAAAACGGAATATCAACGCTGTATTGTATATCAAGTGCGTAATACCCTAAAGTATGTGCCGGACAAAGAACGAAAAATCTTTGCGGCTGATTTAAAAACTATCTACCATGCGCCGACTGAAGAAAAAGCCAGAGAGGCACTTGATGCTGTGACTGAAAAATGGACGACCAAATATCCGAATTCCATGAAGCGTTGGTACGACAACTGGGATGCTATTACGCCTATATTTAAGTTTTCACCAACTGTTAGAAAGGTGATTTATACAACTAACGCTATCGAATCGCTAAATTCCACATACCGGAAGCTAAACCGCCAAAGGAGCGTATTTCCGAGCGATACGGCTTTAATGAAAGCCTTATATTTGGCCACCTTCGAAGCAACAAAGAAGTGGACAACAACCATTCGGAACTGGGGTCAGGTCTATGGCGAGCTTTGCATCATGTACGAAGGACGACTACCTGAATAAACTCAGCACAGGACAGATTTAACAGGCGGCAATACCGCCTGCTATTGACATGCCTCAAAAAACTTGATATATATAATCATAGGGCGAAAAGCTTCATCATGGAGCCAGGCGCCCTAAAATTATCATAGAAGATTCAATTTGCAGAAATAAATTC